GCTAAAAAAAATACTGGTATGTCTTGGAATGAAAGACTTGTTGAGTTAAATTTAAATGATCCTATTGTTCTTAAGGCAATAAACTTTTTTAAAAAATTTAATTACGATTTGAAAATACAACAAGTTCAAATTCAAACTTGGCCAGTTGGGTCTTGGAGTGATTTACATTTGCACGGAGAAAAATGTGATTGGGATGATGGTAGAGAAAACACACAATTAAATAGTCTTATTTATTTAAACGATGATTTTTTAGGTGGTGAATTTTTTACAAAAAATATAATGATCAAACCTAAAAAAGGTATGATAACTTTGTTTGATGGAAGTGAAGTTTATCACGGTGTTAAAAAAATTGAAAAAAAGGAACGATACACTATAATATTGTGGTGGAAACGATAAATGACTATTTCTAAAAGTTTTTCTAATAAAGGATATTTAATTGTCAAAAATGCTATATCAAAAGAATTGGCATTTTTTTTACAAAATTATTTAGTAGTTAAAGAACAAGTTTTAAAAACTTTTATTGACACAAAATTTATATCTCCATTTAATCACACTTACGGTTTTATAGAAAACAACACTCAACAAGTTCCAGGAAGTTTTTGTACTTATGGGGATGTTGCTTTTGATACTTTATTATTAAAATTACTTCCATTAATGGAAAAAAAAACAGGATTAAAACTAAACCCTTCTTATTCTTACACAAGAAATTATAAGAAAGGAGATGAATTAAAAAGACATAAAGATAGATTCAATTGTGAAATATCTACTACTATATTTCTTGGCGGAGATAAATGGGATATATTTTTAGAACCGTCAGGAAAAGAAGGAAAAAAAGGGTTAAGGGTATCATTTGAATTAGGTGATATGCTAATTTATAAAGGTCATGAATTGGAACATTGGAGAGAACCTTTTAAAGGGAAAGAGTCTTTTCAAGTATTTCTTCATTACAATAATATCAAAACTAAAAACGCTAAAGAACATATTTTTGATAAAAGGGCTCATGTAGGGCTACCAAGTTTTTTTAGAAAATAATGAAAATAGGAATAATAGGTGGAGGCACTGCTGGACTAATTGCTGCTTTAATTTTAAAAAATAGATTTGAAAATTTTACAATAGATATTATTAAATCAGAAAAAATTGGTATCATAGGAGTAGGAGAAGGTAGCACAGAACATTGGAAAGAGTTTTGTGATTTTGCAAATATAAGTATTGAAGAATTAATTAGAGAAACAGATGCAACTTTTAAATACGGTGTAATGTTTGAAGGTTGGACTGAAAAACCATACTTACATAACGTAGCCGGTGGTCTATCACGTATTAAGTTTGGACAGTATCTATCAGGTTATGCTTATTCTATTATAAAAAAAATAGAATCAAAAAAATACGCTTCTTCTTTTTGTTGGAAAAATAAAATAGCGGTTGAAACTTTAGCAAATCAATTTCATTTCAACACACTTAAATTAAATAATTTTTTAATTAAAAAATGTAAAGAAAAAGGCATTAAATTTTTTGAAGATGAAATAAAAGAAGTTGTGACAACTGATAAAATAGAATTATTGAAAGGCAATCAAAATTATAAGTATGATTTTTATATAGATTGTACTGGTTTTAAAAGATTACTAATATCTAAGCTAGGATCAAAGTGGGTTTCTTATAAAGACTACCTACCCATGAATGAAGCTATTGCGTTTCCAACTGATGACACAGAAGAATATACTCCCTATACTTTAGCTAAAGCCATGTCTGCTGGATGGATGTGGAGAATACCTACTAATGGTCGTTGGGGTAATGGCTACGTTTATGACAATAGGTATATAAATGCAGATCAAGCTAAAAAAGAATGTGAAAAGTTTTTAAATCAAAAAATAACAATTAATAAAAATATAAAATTTGATGCTGGGTCCGTAGATAAAGCTTGGATTAAAAACTGTGTAGCCATAGGACTAAGTTCAAGTTTTATTGAGCCATTAGAAGCATCTTCTATTGGAACATCAATACAACAAACTTTTATATTAATGCATTTGATAAGTAATTATCAGTCTAGAGACATAGAACTATATAATAAAAAATACACACAAATAGTAGAAAATATAAGAGACTTTGTATTATTGCATTATATGTGTTCAAAAAAAGACTCTAAATTTTGGAAAGAATTAAAACTAAAAATTCCAAAAAGTCTGGAAGACATACTAGAAATATCTAAAAATAGGTTGCTTATTAATGAAGATTTTGAACATAAATATTTACTTTTTAAAGAACAGAATTTCACAATTATTTTAAAAGAACTTAATTTAATAAATGTTGATCAAATAAAAAAAGAATATAATAATCTATCTGAAAATTTAAAAAATTTAACAAAAGAAAATATTGGTAAATTTTTAAATCACAAATACTTTGAAATCAGTCATAAAAAATTTTTAAATAGTTTGAGAAGGCAAACAGGATCTACCAAAGGACGTTTAGGGCATTATAAATAGGTTAATATTAGCCTGTTCTAAATACTTCAATACTCTTTAAATTTAAAAATCTCTAGTATATAATACCTTATGCCTTTAACAAACGTACAGATACAACCTGGATTTAATAAACAAGTCACTGAAGTTGGAGCGGAAGGTCAATGGATAGACGGTGACTTTGTAAGATTTCGATATGGACTTCCTGAAAAAATAGGCGGTTGGCAACAAATTTTAGGTTCAACGATAGTGGGAGCTGCTAGAGAACAATTTGCTTGGAGTGATTTAGACGGTAGGAGATATGCAGCAATAGGAACAAATAAAGTATTAGTTATTTATTATGAAGGTTCTTTTTATGATATCACGCCTTTGGCAACTGCATTGACAGGATGTACTTTTGATACTGTAAATTTATCCGCTACTGTTACTGTAAATAAAATTGGACACGAATTAGAGGCTGGTGATTTGTTTACGTTTACCTCTGTCACTCCACCTACGGGAGCTGGATATACAGCCGCAGATTTTGAAACAAATACTTTTCAAGTTGTAACTAAAGTTGATAATGATAGTTTTACTATTACCATGGCAAGCGCAGCAGGGACAACGGTCAACGGAAGTGGTTCTGCAACTGTAAATCCATACATAAAACCAGGTTCTTTGTCACAAACTTATGGGTTTGGTTGGGGTACAGGAACTTGGAGTGGAGGTCAATTAGTTTTTTCAACTTTAAATGGAGCTCTTTTAGATGACACAAATGGAACTGGCGGAACAGGAACTACAATTAATTTAAATGGCACTACTGGATTTCCAAGTTCAGGAACAATTAAAGTTGGTGCAGAATTCATATCATATACTGGTGTAACAACCACATCTATAACAGGCATTACAAGAGATGTGGCAGGAACTAGATCAGCTCATTCTTCAGGAGCTTCTGTTCAATTCTTTACTGCTTGGGGACAAGCTTCTTTAAGTTCAACTTTACAAATTGATCCTGCATCTTGGTCTTTAGATAATTTTGGCGAACAACTTATCGCTACTGTTAAAAATGGTAAATCTTTTTCATGGAATCCAATCAACTCAGATCCAGATGCTTTAACTACTAGAGCCGTTGTTATATCAAATGCTCCAACGGCTTCAGTGATGTCCTTAGTTTCTGATCGAGATAGACATTTAATTATGCTTGGAACTGAAACAACAATAGGAACACCAACTACACAAGATAAATTATTTATAAGGTTTTCGGATCAAGAAAATATAAATGATTACGCTCCTACTTCTGTTAATACTGCAGGTTCATTTAGATTAGATTCAGGTACAAAAATTGTGGGAGCAGTTCATGGTAAAGACTATACTTTAATTTTAACGGATACAGCTGCTTATGTGATGCAGTTTGTGGGACCTCCTTTTACTTTTTCTATAAGACAAGTAGGATCTAATTGTGGAGCCATAGGACAACATTCAATAAAATATGTTAATGGTGCAGTTTATTGGATAGGAGAATCTGGAGGTTTTTTTGTTTATGATGGTACTGTTAAAGCCTTACCGTGTTTAGTAGAAGATTTTATATTTAAAACAACTGGAAATAATTTAGGCATAAATTATAATGCAAGTGAAGAAGTTTACGCAGGACTCAACCATTTATATGAAGAAATAACATGGTTTTATGCAAAATCTGGAAGCACACAAGTGGATAGATGTGTGACTTACAATTATCAAAACGGAACATGGACTACTGGATCACTTGCAAGAACCACTTGGATAGATGCCTCTTTGTATGATGTTCCTTATGCAACTGAATTTCAGGAAACACAAGTGCCTACATTTCCTACAATTCAAGGTGTTACAAATATTAATGGAGCTTCAATTTATTATGCTCATGAAACTGGAATAAATCAGGTAGATTCAACAGGAAATAAAACTGCCATACCTGCATATATTCAATCAGGAGACTTTGATTTGACTGTAGGAGGCGATGGACAAATGTTTATGAGTATTAGAAGATTTGTACCAGATTTTAAAGTTTTACAAGGTAATGCACAAATTACAATAAAATTAAAAAGATATCCTGCGCAAACAGGTACGTCTTCTCCATTAGGACCCTTTACTATTACAAGTTCAACTGAAAAGGTAGATACAAGAGCAAGATCAAGATTTGCAAGTTTAAAAATAGAAAATACTACCACAGACGAAAATTGGCGTTATGGAACGTTTAGAGCAGATATACAACCCGATGGTATGAGATAATGGCTAGAGTAGATATAATTATTCCAGAACCTGCTCCAAAATATACTGAGGAAAACCAAAGACAAGTTTCTCAATCTTTAAGAACAATGCAAGATAAATTAAATACTTCATATCAACAAGAATTAAAAGAAGAAGTAGAAAGATTTACTTGGTACAATGTAAGGTTTGGTTGCTAATGAGTAATTGTAATAATGTAAATCCAATAACAGGTGGTAGCACTGTTGATGATATTCCTTTTTACCTAGCCGTACAGCAAGGTAAAGTTCCTGGTTACTCCATGGTTAATAAATTTGGATATAATCCTAGTATTGGTAACATTTCTTTTGAAACTATCTGGGAAACAGGAAATGACTATCC